GGCTTTATATTTCTGTCAAAAAGAATTGAATTTCTGTTTTGCATTCGTATTGCGGTTTTTTTGTTTATGTATTCGGCTCCGCGTCTGCTGTTGCAGGGTTTACATGCGGGGACATATCCTTCGTCAATCGTGCCTCCTTCATCGAAGGGGACTAGGTGATCTAGCTCTGTTGCTTGCGCGCGTTGGCACCAGTGACATGTTGGGTTGTCTCGGAGTAGTTCTTGTCGTGCTGCTTTGTATCGCTTGGAGTCGTATTCGGTTTGTGCGCGTGCCATGTTTCTACCCCGCTACCGCGTTCGCAAGGGAGCGAACTTGCTCTCGGTTTGTTGTGCGTTGTGTTGCATGTCGGGCTCGAGTCTGTTGAGTTTGTTTGTGGTATGTCATCTCTAAGCGTAACTCAAGACAGAGTGATGATGCTCTACCCATCGGGCTGCCTCAATCCGATTACCTTGCACATCTGCCTGATTATGTTTACAGGCCGCACCAACGCTTGGCACATCGCCTTTCGTGTAGCAGGTTTTGTGCGCGTTGGTCTAACGGCGTTACCGCCGGTCATCCAACCACGATGCGACTCGCTTAGGTATACGGTGCTGGCTGGAGAGTTCTCACCTGTCTCTCCATTTAATGCCCAACAGTTAATCTTTAAGGGCTACCAGCGTTATTAAATTGTAAAGGGTTTTACTTTCTATCAGATCGCCAAAGTAGGTAAGTGGTTATCACTGCCCATGTCACTCCGAACCATGCCCATCGACTCATGGCATCTCCCGCCGTAAGGCTTCATGCGCTAAGACAAGCGCGTCTTTCAGCTCTTCTAGTTGTTTAGTCAATGCGTCAATGGTGCGGACTGCGTGATCGCGCTCGCGCGCTATTGCTGTCATGTGATCGTGTAAACGGTCGTATTCTTGATCTGGGTTCTTCATAGTTTCATCCTCTCAATGACCTTTGAGCATTGTCCCGATGACAAAGTCTCGAGCACCGCATCATCTACTCCAAGCGTTTTATGAATGAACTCAAGCAGCTGGAAGTCATCCCATGCTTTACCGCGCGCAAGGCTCTTTAAGAAGCCAATCTGCTTAGGTGTCGCTCCGCCAAATGTGTCCGGTGCAGGAGCACTATTCACGCGGTTCACTTTTTCCATCTCTGTAGATGATGCGCGCTCTCCAGTGTGTCCTAGTGGGCCGTTACTGATTGCGCGTCCGATCGCCGATGTTTCGCAGTTCTCTAGAAAGGATGTTTTGTTCACTGGAGAGTTCCCCATGACTTCTTCTGCCCAGCCATGCGAGATCATGCGCCCATCGTTATCAAAGCACTCGCATCGGAAGATCACCGTAGAGGCGTCGTAGTGCATCATGGTCGTTATGACTTGTCCGTGTGGGTAGGCAGTCCAGAAGCGCTCAAGGCGCTGTGCAACGGTCTCATAGAGCGATAGGTCAAAGTGAGCCATTAGCGCGCCCTCCAGACGATTGCCATGTTGCCCGAGATCGTGGGTCGCTCTAGATCTGTCGCGTAGACGAACTTGTCTTTGACCAAGGATCCTCGAGTCGGTCTGACAGTGTTGCCAGAGATGCCCAATGCGCGCTCAATTTCTTCATCGGTCGCGCCGCCTGTCTGCTTCAAGTATTCGTAGACGCGCCTGCGCTTTGAGCCGGACTTCGGCAACGCGCGAAGAGCTGCGAGAGCCGAGGTTGGTTTTGCGCTTGGTGAGATGATGACGGTGTTTCGGTCTATTGCACATTCTTCTCGGTATTGTCCGAGTCCGCGTGTCGGTGCGAAGAGTTGTAGGTCGTTCATTTGATCGGTTTCACTTTCTTGCATGCTTTGAGGTCTGGGTGACTCCAAAGAATTTTGGTCGGGTTAGTGGCGTGCGGTGTTCCGTGCATTTCTAGACCGCATTTTTTGCAGACTATTTTGTGCATGTCATAATCACATTGATTGCGGCTCGAATCACGCTTGCATTGAATCTGTTTTGCTCGCCGCCGATTGTCATGTGTGCGTCATACATCAGAGTTAATTCATCTAGAAGAATTGAATGATCTTCAAGACGATCTATCGGACGCGGCGGTTTCATAATGTCGTCTACGAACTCTTTGAATACTTTGTTGTATTTGTCGGAATAGTTTTCGGGATACATATTTCTTGTCTCCTGTGTGATACCAGTTTCGGGATAGGACTCTTCGGTCACTTCGGAAGGTTCCAAGGTGTCCAGTTAGAATTATGCCACACTGCGAGAGCGGCGGTGAGGTTTATGCGTGGATCAAATAGTTCGTCGCACACTGTCAAGATCCCTTTCGCTTGTAGCCATCCTTGAGGCCAGTATGCCGAAGGGGTGCACCAGAATCCATTGATCTGCATCAGCCCATAGGAGCCCCCCGAGGTGTCTCGAGGATTGAATGCGCTAGGCGTGCAATTTGACTCACGCTTAATAACGCGCATCAAGGTCGGTGTCTCGGTCGCAGGCCATCCCACACTCAAAGCAAGGTTAAGAGCTCGGGCGCAAGCTGTAACCGGCGTAGTGACAGGGGGTGTGACTACGACTGGCAGTGTCCCTAGCGGGATCGTGGCATAGGCGGTTTCGGCACTGACTCTAGACATGCCTTCAGGCGGCTTAGAAGCGTCCCAGAGGAGCACAAAAGGGCAAAGCCCCAAAGTTACCCATGCGAAGATTTTGATCGTTAAATAGCTCATTTTTCAAAACTCAATTCTGTAGGGACGCCCCAGCTATCGCCCGCAAGAGTGCGGAAGGCGATCTGTGCGCGGATGATTGTGTGTGTGTCTTCGTGGCGAAAGATTTGGACAAGGATTTCTTGTCCGTTGTCAAGGTTGCATCGCCCTACTTCGTAGATGAAGACTTTGGGCTCGGTCATAATTTTACTCCTATCGTCGGTACTTCGACCATAGAGGATCGGTGCGCGCTATTGGGGGATTTCGGCAAACACTCTCTGAAAGGCTTGTTTGACAAGGGCTGGAGAGTCTGCCATAACGGGCGAGATCTCATAGTGAAGCCAGTCGCCCGGCACTCCGTGAATAGTTTCCTTAGTGTATTTTTGCCACTTCTGTCGGTCGCATCTCCAGCCGCGTCCGAATGGTGCGATGTAATCAAGTACGCATTCAAGTCCAAGCGCGTTCGCATTAGCGGTGACAATGTTTAGGAAGGCGACTGATCCTTTGCGACTGGCGTTCGGATGCTGCTCGGACTTGCGGTATGAAAGATCTACTGCGCGCCCTGTGGCATGCACACTTAACGACTCGGAACCCCTCATATTTCTTACGCCGTAGCTCCCATTATTCCAGAAGGCTCCGTCGCCGTAGCGGATCGCTTGTCGGATCCATTCGTCCATGCCCTGCCGAGGGCCAGCTGCGGCTCCGTCCGTGTTGCCTGTGTACGGTCTGGAGTTCGGGATGTTAGGGAGTGCTGGGACTACTGCCATCAGCAGGCTTTCGTTTAAGTCCGTTGGCGGCGACAAGTCCAGAAAGTGTGCCGGTCATAAACACTGTAAGCGTGGAAAGTAGATCTATAAATTGTGCGTCGTTTGGTGATTGCTCAAGCGGTTGGGTGACGAAGAGCAAGCCGTAAACAAAGCCGATGACGGTAAGAGCGAAGGTGACTGCGATGGTGCAACCTACAAAGACGATCATGCGGGCATGCAAGATTTCTATTTCTGCTTTTTCTCTAGCCATTAGAGACTCTTTCGCATTGTTGAATAGTCGAGCAGCGTGTGAGCGCGGTGTTGCGTACTTTTACGCCAGAGTTTGTGCGTGTGGTTTCGCAAGCGGTCAGGGCAAGTGCAAACATTAAAATTAGTGCCCTAGATTTAGCCAATTGGCACATAATCGACTATGCGCTGAATAAATGCTTCGTACTCTGCTGGTGTCATTGGACGAACAACATCGTCTTCTTGAATAAAAACTTCGTCTTGTGGATACATTGCGACTGCTTGTGCGTATGTCATGGGTTATGCCTTTGCGTATCCGTACACATATATTGTGCCGCCTGTAATTGTTCCGCCGTTAGATACCAAAGTGAAATCGGTGTATTGGGTTGAGTTGTTTAAATAACCGTTTGTTGTTCCTGAAAGACCTGTAGTCGATTGCACAACATAAAAACCATTTAAATTAGTTGGTTTAGCCAAATTAGGGGATATTAACTCAATGTTGCCATGCGTCATGGTGGTATTACCGTGTGCCGCATACAAGAAAGAACTCGCATTTGTTGCCGCAGCGTTGGCAGCCGCACCGCCAGTAAAACCACCGTAAACCAATGAGTAATAATATCCTGTAGTTGTTGCGCCAAGTTGTAAACCAATTTCAACTGTGGCTGAACCTACGCCGCCATTAACCATAATTTTGTAGTTGTCGTAAGTGCTAGAAAAGGCGCTAGTAACCGCAACACTTGAAACAGCCGTGCCGATTGTTTGTGTTTTAATAAGTGTCAATGCGCCCGGTGCTGCAGGCCCGACAGTAGCCCAAGCCGCGCCAGAATAATATTGGACGATGTTGGAATCGGAAAGGTAACAAAGCTGCCCCTCGGCAAGCACCTTTTCGCCTGCACCTCCAAAGGCCGCATCTCGAGTCGTAGAATTACTAAAGACCGGGACGCCAGTTCCCGCGCTTAGGTTCATATCAACTGCGGTTAAAACTTCCGCAGCTACGAACAAGGGAACGGTGGTCTGCTCATTTGCCATGTGATTATCCTAGGACATTGTCTTCGTCAAGTGTGCCATACACAAGGTCATCCAAAATGAGCTCATAGACGATCGTAGTTGGCGAAGTAAAGTAGGTGACCGCGTGCCCAGCCGACAAGGTAAGTCGATGCTCAAGTCCTTCAATGGTGAGGTCTTGGGCGAACTGGGTAGGGCCTGCCGAAGTAGTAATTGACTTTTGAATATTAATTAAGTCGCCTACATCAAGAAGGGCAAGTGTTTCTTGATCGGCTGTGGATAGTCCGGGGAACTCTGTGCCTAAAAAGTTGAAGCGGGCTTCCGGATCTGGGCTAATTAGGTACTCGGCAAGTGTCAGAGCTGCGGCGTCATTGTGCAGGAGCGAATCGGTGATCGACTGGGTCTGCACAAGGTAGGCGGCTTGGCTGACAAGGTCTTCCGCGACTTGTGGCGATGTGGCTCCAGCGTGTTGAATGGATGCACGATTGACCACTGTGTCCGCTTGGAAAGAGATGTCAATAGCCGAGTAGCCGATCTGGGTTCCGTCGTCGTGAAAGTCGGCGACAGGGACTCCGAGCGTCGTACCAATCCGCTTTTGGAAGGTCATTGTGCCTTCTCGATCCACAAAGATTCTGCCCTGCTCGGCTTCATTGATTTTGTTGGCGTAAGCGGCGACCGATGTTCCGTTTGCGACCGTCCAAGCCGCAGCACCGCCAAGGGTTGCCACGCCTGTCTCAATGCTCCGTGTGCCCGTATAGGCGACTTCTGGAAGATCTAGCAGGGCATCAAAACGAACGCTTGAAAGCTCTTCTGTGACATTCCATTCAGCAAGAAAGGTTTGTCCTAGTTGGTAGGAGAAGTCCGCGCAATTAACGGTCACTGTGTCCAGTCCGCCAAGAGTAAAGGTGTAGTCGTAGTTCACGATGTAGCCCACCCACAAAAACTTCTTTACATTGAGCGAGTCATAGCGAGAGAAGCGGACTTGGCGAAGCGGTGCAAGTCCAGGCTGATTATTCGCTGGATCGTAATAAGGCGAAGTCGTATCAAAAGGGTTAAACACTCCGTCCGCGTAAGTGTCGTTCAATGTGAAGCTCATTGTGCCATAAGCAAATTGGTCGCCTGTGTTAGCGCGTCCGCGTTTCGCTGTCAATGCGATCGTGCCATCCATAACCGATGCATATTGGCTTACGCCATCCAGCACATATTCCGTATTATTAAGTTCGCCTTTGAGTTCGTCGTCAAGTGTGAATCCGTCCCACATGTATCCGGTGTCGATCTCTAGGTCGTAGTTACCTGACCCGATTACCGCTACGCCAGCCATTAGGCGACCGCTATGTTCGCAGGGCCATTCTGCCTATTGAATGCTCGAATCGCGTTCACGACCGCAGTGCCGATCTCTGCGCTAGAGCCAAGACCGCCTGTGATATTGATCGTGTAGTTACCCATTCCACCGCCGCGTCCAGATAGTGGGATGACCGCTTCAGGGCCGCGCTCGCCGATCATTGCAAGCGTAGGCCCTGTCACGATCCCGCCTTCTGCAAGGTAAGGAATGTTAGGAACGGAGAATCCTTTGCCACCGATCGCAGGTACCCACGAAGGGATCTCAAAGGAAAGCTTCCCAACTGTGTTGTTCCATAGTTTTGCGATGCCGTTGAAGAGTGATTTGTAGATGTTGAAGATTGCTGTGAAGTAGGTGGTCAGTCCGTCAAAAACTGCTTTACCGCCTGCAAGCATGGCATCAAAGACTGTGTCTACGATCTTTCGGACGGTCTCAAACTTAAAGTAGAGCGCGGCAAGAATGGCGATGAATGCGACGATTGCCAAGATCACAAGCGTTACAGGGTTCGCCAGTAGTAGTGCGTTAAACACTGCGACTACGCCGTTTACGATCATCTGTGCGGCTGCATAAACTTTCATAGCGGCATTGAGAGCCAAGATTGTTAGTGCGATTCCACCGATTGCGCCTGCAACAATTAGGAAAGTCTTTGTGTGTTCTTGTGCCCATGCACCAAAGTCGATTAGATACGGCATCAATGCTTCGACTATTGGGATCAGTGCTGCACCGATTGATTCTTTGGTTTCTGCCAGTGCAATTCCGAGACGCTTCATTCCACCTTCGGCGGTAGCGGCGGCGGCTGCTGATGCCCCACCGAACGACCCACCGAGCACATTCATAATCTCATCTAATGACGCGCCATCTTTGACCATCGCTTTGATCTCTGGCGACAAGGCTCCGAGGGCTTTCATGTTGCCGCCGTAAGCCTTCGCAAGAGCATCGGAGACGGTCGCAAGATCTTTACCAGAGCCGGCGGAGATGTCTTGTGCAAGTGCGAGAGCTTTGTTGGCTTCCTCGATGTCGTGCGTGCCTCGAGTCAGTGCCGCCAGAGCCGGACGAAGCTCACTGTCCGCAACTCCGGACGCCAAACTCATTTTCGTTATCATGTCTTCTTCGGCTTTGATCTGTGCGTCAGTCGCTCCAGTGACATTAGAAAGCGCAAGCGCAAGTTGTACCTGTTCGGCTTGGTCTTCCATCGCCGCCTTGGTAGCACCTACAAGAGCAACGCCTAATCCTGCGAGAGCTGCTGCCGCTGGGACTGCTGCTTTCTTGATCGCAAATTGCGCCTTGGCAGATGCACCTTCAAGCTTCTGGAACTCTTTGATCGCCTTCTGTGTGCCCTTGGCATCAAACTCGGAGATGATCGGAAGAATGACGCCCATTACTGCACCGCCAGATTCATAGACATCTTGTTCGCAACCTTGTTCACGATTGCTTCCATCTCAATGTCAAGTTGAAGTTTGTTTTTTTCGTAGGCTCGCCACATAACGCGCGACGCCTTGCCATATTTGCGCGTGAGCTGATTGCCGAGATTGCCCGAGTCTGCAAAGTCGAAGAGCTGTGCCGCTCCGCCGCTCCACTTCACAACAAAGGTTGAAAGGTTTACTTTTTGCCCTGCGTATTCTTTGATGTTTTTGGTATTAATTGACGCTTTGATGTTGTGCGATTCAGGCCAAGGCAAGATCTGATAGGAGCCTTTTGTCGGTGTCCAAGTGCGACCGAATCCGGACAATGGCAGACCGAGAGGGATCGCTGATTCGGCGTCTTGAATGAGTGACAATGTTACGCGCTTGTAATCTTTAGTGATCTGGCGCCGAAGTACCTTGTCCACTTTGTTGAGTTCTTTTAGTGCGCTCTTGAGTCCGTAGATCTCCACCTTGGTCTCTACAGTTCCGCTCATGTCACCTCTGCCTATTTTGTTTTTCTAGCACTGCGACAATAGTAGTGAGATCTCGCGTGTCGAAGGTGTCAGCGTAGAAAGTGGGAGCCCACCCTGTCGCGACTACAAGTTCAGCGAGTTGTCGCCTGTAGCCGCGTCCGTAGGGTTTACATCGGTCGCGTCCTCTACGCCGATCTCTACATCTGGGTTCGCTTTCAACCATTCGCGCCAAGTAGCCGGGAGTGTTTCGCCTTTGATTCCAAGCATGATGTACGCCCAGCAAGCCATGTCTGATGCGCCGATTCCGCGTCCGTCAGATACTCGACGATTCTCTAGGCGTTCCCATTCGGCGATCGCGAAGAGGTTTGTGATAAGTGTTTCTTTTTTGTCTCCGCGTGTAAGCGTAAGTTTGATCTTCATTATGTTTCCTTTCGTCGGGCCAAGGAAGGCCGAAGATTATGGAGTTACATCCACACTGTAGACACCGCCCATGAAGGTCAGGTCTATCGATTGTAATTCTCCAAGAGCTGCGGATAGCACTGGCAAAGACTCAAGATAAGTGTTTGTCAGAGTGAAGCCGGGGTTCGTTGGGCCGTCTGCTGAAGTCGTTGGTTTTACGATGACGACTAATTTGGTGCCGCAGAGTGGTGCAAGTGTGGCATAGGTGGCCGAGGCTTCGTATGAAAGAAATAGTGTCAGCGTGCATTCGTTGTCTTCAAGACCTGCTGTGAATGTGTTGGCTGTATTGCCGAACACTGTGTCATTCAGCGCGGTCACTGTGCGCGTGACAGTTGCCGAGGTGCACCAGCCGGACAGATCAACTCCGCCGACTTTGACTTGCGGGTTCGAGAGGATTGTGGAAGTTGCCATGATGATTACTCCTTGGAAGTGTTGGATTTAGTTTGACACATAATGAGTCGCAGAGTGTGGATTAGGCAGTCTGCACTACCGTCGTCACCGAGAGCTCATACGCAGGAAGCGTTGAGCCACCGATGTCTAGGTTTGTAGGGCGTCCAGATACGACGCCGATATTGAGTGCGTAGATCTGGGCGAGGATATTGAGCAGGCTTTTTTGGGCGTCTAGGTTGCCCGGGCCGAGCGTGATGATCTGGAGTGTGAAGTTGAGTTTTGCGACATTGTAGTTGTAGCCATCTATTGAGTCGATGTTTACAAATACCGAAGGGGGGGAAATGTTGCGCGGATCGTTGTTTACTTGGAGACCGTTTACTGTGGCGAGCTTTGCGACTAGATCGTCAAAGCCTTCGTTGAAGAGATCTGTGTAGTTAGGTACAGCCATTAGGCGACCTGTGGACGATCAATCCCGAGGAGCTGTCTGACCATTCCGTTGAGACCCATCACTGGCACTGTGCCCATGTTTTGGAACGAAGAGAATTGGTCAATGGATCCGCGCTGTCGGTAATAACTTCCACCGAGCATCTGGGTTCCTAGGAATACATCTTGTGACGGAACGGTCGTTAGTGAGTCCACATAGCCCGCTTCCATTCTTCGCCTCCACGCGAATTGTGAAGCAGCTGCCGCGCACACTGTTAGGAATGCGGCGTCTCCAGCGGTAGCGGTGCCGATACCGAGCCAGTCCTCGACATTCGCAGCAGTGACCCAAGTGCAGACTTGAGTTATTGTCAGCGTGCCAGAAGAAGCGGTGCGCGCGACATCAGAAGCGGTCTTTGCATAAAGCACCTGATTAGGAATGGAGACCGCTGGATCAAAGAGCAGATCTCCTTCATCATCCACGCCCATAAACGCATATTGCGGTAAAGCGTAGACAACGAAGGTTCCGTTAAAAGTTGCATCGACTCCAGTGATGACAACGCTCGCGCCAACTTCAATCTCGGCTTCTGTAAGAAGTTGTAAGACCGCGTAGTTGTCGGTGAGCTGTTTATGTGTGACCGTGTAAGAGGCCATAATTGGCTCCTGACCGGGTTAGTTAGTCGATTTTGACGAACTTGGTAGCGTCAATCATGAGCGTTCCTAGATACCCTCTGAAGGCGATAGTCCTAGAAAGTTGCGATGGATTGTCAATACTGATTGCGCCCTTCTGCTGCTCGAAGACCTCGAAGCCATCAGAGTTTCCGACATAGGCTTGCGCTGCGGTCAAGTTGCGATCCACTACAAGACGCAATCCGAAAGCGGATGATTCAACCGAACCCGGATTCATTGATCCGAAAGCATTCATCGGCCCAACCTGTGGGAACAATGGACGACCTGAATCGTCTACCAGTTGTCCAAGGTTTTTGAACGAATCAACACCGACCATCAACACATTCGGCAAGTTGCCGTTTGAGTTGGTGAGGATTTGTGCTGCTGCACCGTAAACGAATGCAGCCCAATCAGCCGGGGAAGTTGGATCTGCAAGTGCTTCGTCTTGTGTGACTCCGCCTTCAAACTCGGAGCAAGCGTATGCATCAGTTTGATTTGCGTAGATGCGGCTCATGTCATCCAAGAGAAGCGACAACACTTCAGGTTGTGACCAGTCAAGCGAAGCTTCAGATACATCGACATATCCGCCGAAAATGTATTTGGTGACTTGCTCATCGGAGACAACGAATGTTCCTTGTGTGATTGTGGTGTTCTGTGTTTCAGGGCCACCAATAGAAGTATTTGTTGTGACCTTTGGACGAATAAAGATTTTGCCGCCTTGGGGCATCGCCTTTACGCCTACAGCATCAATCAAAGGACGAAGGCCTCGGAAGTTGTTGTAAACAGGTTGCACGATTGGCAGTGGAAGAATTCCGTCAAGGTCGCCCGTGACTACATCGGGAGCTGCTGCGCGAATCTTTGCGTGCATCTCTGCACCGTCTCCGCGAAGTACTGCCGAAATGTATTCGGCTGCGGATGGCATCGTGAACTCTTTCTTCGCAGTAGCGAAAATTGTTTGAGTCACTTTGGATGCTTCAATTACTGCTGGGGCTTCGACTGTTTCGTTCATGGTTTCTGTCTCCTGTTGAGGTTCTTCTTGAATAGTAGTTTGTTCTTCTTCTTCTGGTGTGGATGCTGCGACCTGTTGGATCGGGGCGTCAAAGGCTCCGCGTGCGACAAGCGACAGCTCGCTCCACGAAGCTTGCGTGACAACCATTGTTCCTTCTTTGTCGTAGCCGAACTTAATCGGCTCTACCCCAACGGACACTTCTGGCAAAGCTCCGTCCGAGGCCAAGACGAGAGCTTCGTTTCCGAGGTTTGTGTTGGAGATCTTTGCAACAAAGAGCATTCCTTCAGGGGTTTCTAGGCGATCGGTCACTGTGCCGATTACCTTGTCGGATTGGTGATACATCATCAGAGTCGGTGCGCGTCCGTCCACTGGAAGAGATCCGGGTGCGAAGGCCACCATCGTCCCATCGCTCACTTTTGCGGGAGTGTTATATCTGACTGCAATTCCGGAGATCGTGCGGCGCGGTGTTTCGCCTTCGGCTGCGTCAATCGTAAAAGATTCTGTCGTAAGTCTAATAATGGTTGGATCCTAGTTTTCTAGTAGTGCTTCGCGGGGGATATCGGTTTCGTTCATTCGGTCGTCGCCGCTATCGGCGTCCATGTATGCCTCTGCCAAAAATGATTCTGTGTCAAAACAGACATAGGTTCCGTGAGGAAGCACATTGTCGGACGAAAGTGTTTCGGTGATGCAGTCCGCGAGACCTTTGCAAGCGTAAGTCCAAAGATCAATTCGCGACTGCTGGGATGACTGGTATGAGTACGCGCCGATTGAAACGGAAAGCAAGTAGGACGGTACGCCAAGAATGCGTCCCAGATCGCGTGCCGAATAATCTGCGGACTCAATCATCATCATCTTGTCCGGTGTCGCGGTGTTCGGTACAAATTCCAAAAACTCATTCAAAGCAGCTGTCGCATTCCCAGAGGTTCTTGCCAAATTGAACTGTGCTGAAATATCGCTGAGCTCTTGGGCCGACAAAGGCTCACCGCCCGTCTGCCGCAAATATCCCTGAGGAAGCACCGACTGACTTGCTCGGAGCCTGCTGTCTTCTACCCGCAAGGCGATCTCTACAGCACGCGCGGCAGTCGTGTTGAGTGACTGCATTGGTGAGATAAATTGCACAAGATCGCGCGGATCTAATTCCACGCCATTGAAGATCACTTGCTTTGATGGGCCGAAGTAGACCTCGCCCTGCTGGTCGAGTGTTTGACACATCGCCGCAGGTAGCCGAGTGAAAGACATTGGATACGAATCAGCCGACCTCTCGGTGATTAGCCAGAAAGCCCGCCCTTCGAAGATGAGGTCATCAATAGTCCAAGAGAGAATAAATTGGTTCGGGACGCTCTTATCAATTCGCGATAACCATGAGCGCGGGGCGAGAGGGACTTCTTCCATTTCGTCGCCATTCCAGATCTCGCGATACATCTCCAATTTCATTCCCGAGATCGTTCCGCAAATCAAGTCTCGACCGCGTGCAACTACTGGAAGCGTCATGCTGCGAGCTCGCCGAGTTCCGTTCGTCCAAGATATGAAAGACCGCGTAGGCGAATACGACGATGCACCTACCGCCGCTTTGACCGAGGGTTCTACGGACGCGGTAAGTTCGCGGGATTTTTGAAAGAGAGCCATATCACATAATGCCACATAAGGAGCGGATCATGGTGGCACTCGCCCAATGACTCGCGGTATCCCGACGACAGGCAAGAAAGCGAGCGAGTGCCAAGATGACTCTAGTTTGCGATCAAGATCATCGAAGGCTTTTGAGAGTTCGCTGGACGCGCTGCGGCAGCTGCTCCCCAGATCATCGTCCGGCATAACTCGATCGGGCCTGCGGACTTCTGTGAAGACACTGCGATAGATCCTTGAGTGCGTACCATCACCGCGCGACAGACATGCTCGGCAAGCATCGCTTCGCCAGTGTGCACAATACGACCTTCGCTAATCATGTTTCTTACTATGGGGGTGTACTGGAGTATTTCTTTATAGCCCATTACGACGCGCCTACGCTCAAAGACTGGCGGACAGTGTGCGTCAATCGTTGGAGAGAAGATGAACTTGATCGCAGGATCCGCCGCTAATGCTGCGACATGCGCCCACAATTCCTTAGTGGTTTCGGCAGTGAAGGCAACCGAGACGCAAGTGCGACCGTCACCAAGCGAGACTGATCGAGTCGCAAAATAGCGGGACTCATCCATAGACGCTTCCACCGAGATCACGCCGCCAGTAGGGATCGGGCCGTCGTACTCAAGATCGGGCCAGAGGTGGGTTTGAATCCAAGACTGGGTTGAAGCGATCCACATATTGAGCGAACTTCTAAGAAAGTTTGAGCGGTCAGGATCTTTAGATTCGGCGCGCAAAGTGTCCATTGTCAAAGTGTGTCCGAGTGCCGGGTTGCCCCACGACCAAGACGCTTCTTGCATTGGATCAATCGTTGGCGGTGGCGACCATTCCGCGAAGTAGAAGTTGGAAGGATTGTTTGTGTCAATCAGGCGAAGCGCGTTTTCTCGATGACGAATGAACAATGCGCTCGACTCGGTGCCCGCAGTGCTAAAGAGTGCCATGTGAGGAGACCGTCTTACGCGCTGGGTAGGGATCAGGCCTGCCATTGTGATTTCCGAAATATCAAAGATCTCATCCGCGCAAATTAGATCTAAAGACATTCCGTGACCGATTGAAGGGTTCGCCGCGCGCACATACCAGCGCGATCCATCCGGCATCGTTGCCGAGTTACGACCGAACGACTTCATGATCTTCGCGCCGTAACGGTCTTGAAGGATTCCAGAGATCTCATCAAAGAGCAGACAGCCAAGGGAGAGAGTGTGAGCTGTAGTGAGGACAGTTTGTTTTGTGCCTCGAATCTTTGGCATCTCAATCAGCCAGAAGAGGACAAGACACTGGATCAAAACTGTCTTGCCATTCTGACGCGCCACCGAGCAAAGGCTGGATCGGTGCACAAGATCATCCTGTCCATCTGGAGCATGGGTGAATCCCAGCATCCGCTCAAGGTAATGCATCTGCCAAGGCATGAGCTCAATGCCCAAAAGTTCCAAAGCCATGTCCCCCACAAGTCCAGCCCACGATCCGTCACAGTCCGGAACGATCGTCTCCAGTCTTGGCTGGTCGTGGCTGGTCACCGCCAGTTCAGGCTGGTCAGGGCTAGTTGGGAGAGATAGATGGA